TCATTTATGGCCCCAAAAAATTGCACGCAAAACGGCGATTACTCTGGCTATCACTCGTGTGAGAAATTCCGGTATCGGCGCCCCCAGCGCCCCAATGTTTTTGATAATGCTGCCTAATTCGGCGAGCAAATACCATATCATAACAAGTGGGCACAGGAGCGCGTCATAAGCAATATTCAAAACTGGCACGCCAATCGTCAGCGCGCGCAAGGCAAAGTCCATGAGAGCAGCTAGCAGCACACCCGCCATAATCCCGGCCTTGCGCCACAGGCCATCACAAGCGGCACGGCTACTCCACGCCCCAGTACGCAAAGCAGCAACGCTACCAGTCAAGTAGTCGAAAACCACCGCCAGTGTCAAAGTGAATGCCAACAGCACTTCCTTGCCCAGACTGTATCTAATCCATGCATCGTATCTCATTGTACACGCCCCTCCTCGTAAGATTCTATTCCTGAATACCTCACGACTCAGAAGATAACGTACCTTTATTGATTTGTAAACATACATTTTCCACAAAATTCATGTTTAAAAAATATATAAACCGTAGAACTCGATTTAAATAGCCTTTTTGTATTGAATCCATTATTTGTTACGAGTATAATGAGCGAGTTTGTTTCATATACATATAAAAAAATTCCCGGAAGGCCGAAGCCCTCCGGGAATTGCTTAACCCTAATTATTTATCCGCGTCAGCCTTGTCCTTGAGCTTTGCGAGGCAGTCGGTCAGGAACTTCGGCACCGGCGCGCCGAGGTGCGCAGCGTTCTCGATGATGCTGCCCAGCTCCGTCACGATGTACCAGATAGCGACCAGCGGGAGAAACGCCGTCTTATATGTGAACGGCAGGTCGAAGCCAAGGTCGCCGTAATTGATGATTGCGGACAGGGCCACGTCCAGCAGCAGCGCCACCAGCATGGCCACGATACTGCCCAGCTTGTGCCACAGGCCAGCACGCGCCACCGCGCTATCCCACGTGCCCGTCGACAGCGCGGCCCATGAGCCGGTGGCGTAGTCCAGGATCATCGCGGCCAGCCAGATCACCACGAGCCAGCCTGTCCACCCCCAGAAAGCCGTCATGCCGGCCAGTACGGCCGAGATAGCCGCTTTCAGTTCCATTGCTTTACTCGGTGCAGTCATATGTATTCCTCCGTTTTTATTTTATTTATCCATGTTCGCCGCAATCACCAGCGTGCGCAGCATATCCAGCGACAGATCCAGCTTGCCATCGCCCACGCCAGCAAGCACACCGTCATCGACAAGCTTTTGCACCGTGTCCTGCGCCCACGCGGGCACGTCGTCGATCGTGGCGTATCTGGGGCTGCGCGCGTCCGCGTACCGCTTGCCGATCACCATGCCGCGAATCATATCCAGCGACAGGTCCAGCCGCCCCTGATCGTCACCCTGCAGCGCGCCCGCGTCCATCAGCGCGCGCACTGTGTCCTGCGCCCAGCCGGGCACATCGTCAATGCTGTCGTATCTTACCATGTCGTCGTCCTCCTCGTCTGTATTTCCCGCGGCCATCTTGGCCGCGACATCTGCCCGAAAGCCGTCCATCGTGTAGCCCATATCATATGTGCGCCACAGCAGCTCCGGGTCTGCGTGGTTGCTTGCCACGCCGCGCCGGTGTCCCTCGGCGTGCCCGATGATTACGCCGTCCTGCGCCGGATCAAGGCCGTACTTTTTGCACAGCGCGGCGAACAGTGCCACGGCCGTGCGGTACGTGCCCGCGATCAGTTCTGCCGCCTCCGCGTAAGTCATGCCTGCGCTCGGCTCGGTCATCTCCACACCGATGTGCGTGCTGTTGGCGCTTCCGCCGCAGTGCCAGCCGCGCATCTCCCACGGCAAGAGCTGATACACCGTGCCGTCCGCCTGCGCGACGGCGTGCACGCAGACGGACGCACCGCCCGGCTGATACTGGTTAAAGCTGCGCGCAAATACCGCCGCAGACGGCTGCGCGCATCCCACGCTGTGCAGCATAATGCCCTGCGGTGTCAGCGGTGTCGCCACCTGATAACATCGATTTTTTGTAGCGTATGCTTGTACAATTTCCATTTGTGCCCTCCTTATTCAGTTACCTCAACGGCTGACAGCGCACCACTATCATTAGCAATGATCTTAAACTTCTTGGTGCTGTCGAGCATGGGCATTTATGCAATTCGCGTAAATTTCGCGATAGCTGTTCCGCTAAGATTAACGTATACGCTATACACCCGCTCAACGCTCGACTGACTTTCGTCGAGCGCACAAAACACCCCCGTATATACGCTGCTGAGTGACGTGGGATTGAGATATACGGTTTGGAGATGTGCTTTAGCGTACCCTCCGGCTTCGATATATGCTCGCCCCTCCACAGGCTCTGTCTGCGAGAGGCTTGATACTCTTTCCACATTAACGCTGTATGTTGTTCCAACGGCAATATCCGGTATGAGGATTGCTTTGTATATGAGCTTAGTTCCGTCCCTCGCTTCAATAACGTCACTAAATAATACATTGATATTTTTCTGTAAGTTGCTCAGCTTGGTATATACCGCATCCAGATCCATAAATTCCGCAGAAAGTCGATGGATATCCACGTCGACGCGGGATATCTGGATAGCATGATTACCAGCAGATTTGGCGAGAATCCCCGAATCTGTAATCAAAAACGGCTCGCCACTGTTTGACCCAAATTCATTATAAGGTGCGCCTAAAGCCGCATTCCCTGCCCAAAGCCAAGTACGCCCGTAACGTGACGCACTATTACATACACACCGGTATTCGATGCCATCAAACACCACACTATAGTTGTCTCCAGCAACAAGATCCCATGCAACACTGTCCGGGTCAAACCGGATGGAACCATATCCGCTGTCGGTGAATGGCGCGTCATTATTCGCGTATTTTTTCTCATATTGCGTCTCTACCCAATGCGTTCGATTCTTCACGTAATCCTTCGCTGTCGGGTCATTTTGTGCCCAGTCTGCACCGCCAGATGCAGCCGCTTCATTGATAGCAGCCACAAGATTATCTTTTGCGTCAGTTTGCAGGGCGGACAGGTCGCCAATTTCGGCGCGCAGACGGTCGAAGCCAGCGTGCTCTGTCGGGGTGTAGACGTAGTCCGACGGCCGGGCGCGCTTATGGACCGCAAAATCCACCTGCACCTTGGTATAGCCGCCCGCGTCGTCGGTTACGTAGGCGTAGGCCGTCAGCGGGTGCCAGTCCCGCAGCATCTCGTCCGGGATGATGGCCGTGCCGTCGTCCCCAACATCAACGTCCACGCTGCGGCCAAAGCACTTATTTTGATAGTGGACCTGTTTGACGCCGTTACCATCGGTGATCTTGACCCGCCGCCCGGTGTCCCACTGCCACAGCGCCCCGCGTCCATCTGCAATTGTGATAGTCATATGATGGCCCTCCCTTCAAGTCATGCCGTCCGCTTCCACACGTACACAGACAAGTACGGCGGCATATTGTTGTGGGCTGCGCCGCCGCCAGCGCCTCCTGTTCTGCTTGCCTCGGCATACCAAGTGTTCTTACTTCCGGCCTCCGGGTAGCCGATTGCCGCGCTCTGCTCGCCGCCCTCGTTTGGATACCACAGGGCGTGCTGATGGTTCGGTATCTCATCCACTGTCAGTGTGTGCGTGGCCTCGCCGCCGGTCGCTCCCGCTTTGTAGGCCGCGCCAGCGGCCAGCAGGAACCTGTCCTTGATCTGCACCCACGTGCCGCCGAACAAGCTATGCGGGTTTGTGCTGTTTACGCTCATGTAGATCGACCCGACCGGGTATGCCTTGTCCAGCATCACGCTCACAGTCGCCGCTCCAATATCCGCAAGCAGCTCGGCCGGGGTGCGATGGTACACCCAACCGCTGTCGTCGAGCACGGCAATTTTGCTCGGTGTTCGTCCGAGATCGCTTGCGGCTGTCGTCTGCAACCACGTACCGGTAATGTACTGCCCTATCAGGTTTCCGGTCATCGTGCCACCGGACTTGTCCAGCTTGCCATTGAGCGCAGATTTAATCACCTTGTTCTGCACGGGGTTGGTAGATGCGTCCGACAGCTCGGTGTCCACTATCACGCCACCACCGGCCATCGCCTTGTTATCCACATACGCTTTTGTAGCCGCATCATCATCTTCGGTCGGCGTGCCAATCTTCAAGCGCGCCTTAGCCCGCTTATCGCCGTCCGGCACAGTCACCTCCACGGCACCCACACCAGATACGTTGATGCTGGCGTTTGCTCCTGCGGTCCCGTTGTCGTGCAAGTCAAGGACCGGCGTACTCACGGTCTGGGCATAGACTCCCCCGCTCGTCGTAAGCCCCTTGACAGGTTCAAAGTCCCCGTTCACTGTCAGATTTCCGGTGATCGTGCCGCCAGCTTTGTCCAGCTTCCGGTCCAAATCCGTTTTATCCGCTTTACCGGACAGTGCAACGGTAATGGCTCCATTCATTACCGGATTTGTGCCGCCCGAAGACAGCTCGCTGTCCACTGTGATCTTCGTCGCGCCCTCCGCGATGCCGTCGAGTTTGGCTTTGTCAGCCGCCGACATTAGACCTGCCACACTCGTCGTTGCGTTCGTCTTGTCTGCCTTGCTGGCGAGCGCCGTCTTTACCAGCGCAACAAGTTTCGCGGCCGCGGTCGCCCCAACATACTTCCGATCACTCATATCACCACTCCTTTTATCCGTTATCGTCCCAGACGGCCTGCATCTCGTCGGCTGTCATAGCAGTCAGGCCGTCCAGCTTGGTCTTGTCCGCAGCAGACATCAGGCCAGCCGCTGACTGTGTGGCTGCTGCTGTGCCGGCCTTTCCCGCCAGTGCAGATGTAATGACCTTGTTCTGCACGGGATTTGTGCTGGTCGTTGATAGCGCGCTGTCCACATCGATCGTGCCGCCACCGCCGCCGGAAGGCGACGATCCGGACGGCCCACTATCTGATGTGTTGTAGCTGCTGCTGGATTCGACGCTGTTCCCAACCGACGTTTTTCCGGAAAACACGAACGTGTAGTTCGTGATGATCGACGGGTATTCCCGGCCGTTGATGTCCTTGACGATAACCTTGTCGAAAATATCAAGCCGCGGGTCGGCCGGAAGATCTCCGGAGAACTTATAGATCGGCTTGTTTTTCAGCCGCTCGTACGCCGTCTCCGCGACTGCTTCAGCAGCGACCGTGATCGACCCTGCTGGCCCTTCAATGCCCAACCACAGGTTGTCGTCGTTCAGTTCAATGACATAGCCTCCGGCGCCGAAGAAATACGTGTGCTCTTGCCCGTCACTAGCAAACGTCTTTTTCACGCGCACTCCAGTGACTTCGACCGGCGTACTTGCCACTTCCAGTTGGTTAATCCACTGTGTTAACGTCACATCTGCTGTAGATGTAATCGGTCGCACATACAGTGCATCCCCAGACACCACGGCATTGCCACCGCAGGCCAGCGCAATTGCTTCGATCACCTGCCGGATGGTGTGCTGTGTGTCCACGGTTGCCAGTGCGTTATATCCCAAGTCGCTATCAATCGCGCTGGGCGTCAGGCCGAGCCGAGTCGCTGCCAGCCTCCACAGCTCTATGTAATTGTGCTCTCCCTGCATCTCCGTCGGGCACAGCACGTCCGCTTCCCTCATGGCATCGTAGCAAGTAAGCGTGGTAACTTCGTGCACGGTTTCCACTTCATAAACCTTAAAGCTGCCCATTGGAACCAAGTATCCATTGCCGTCGATTTTGATATCTGCCTTTAGGTGCACGGTCGCTCCTTCGTATAGATTCCGGTTATCGACGTTTTGCCACCCACCATCGTACATTTCAATTGTCGCGCATTTGCACGCGGAAAGCCCGACCGGGTAACTGCCGGATGATATCTGCGCTGTGATTTTCGTTCCACCAGGACGAAAACACGCCCCGTCTACTTGTAGGTGTTCCCCCGCCTTGAGCGTCACAGTTGTACTGCCATAATACACCAATGTCACATCGTGATCCCACGTAAAAGTCGCTTCAACCACGAAGTTTGTCTGCGACGGGTAGGCGTTTGTAATTTGGTTGTCGACTATTCGCATATCATGCCACCCCAAATCACGTCAGTGGATTGACGCTGACCATGTTAAAATCCAGGGACGTGAACAGTTCCTTGCCTTCGTTCAGGCGCCCGATATTCAGCTGCCCTTTGCCGACGTAAAACCACGCCTGACACCACGCGCCATAGTAGGCGGAAAAGTAGTGCAGTTGGAATTGCTGGCCTTTTGCAATGATCTTCAGGATCTGCGACAGCATGGTTTTACTGACAGCCGCTCGGCTATATCCAAGCGCTTCGACCGTGAACAGGGGACTGACAACGGCCGCGCCGGTCTGGGTGCGGCCGCTGTCCTCCGTGTAAGTTGTTTCAAAGTCGTACGTCAGCGCGCCGGAATCCGGCTGCGGAAGTACCAGCCAGTCATCCGACGGACTTTTTCGAATTTTAATGTATTCCTGTGCCATGTGTTACACCGCTACAAGCGGGTTTTTTCCCGTTTGCCCTTTCCGCAATTTTGCTTCGGTGATTACTTCATCAAACAGTGTGCGGCGATCCAACCGGGCGATAAACTCGTATCGGCTGCCGGCACCGCCGGCTTCTTCGCGCACAATCTGGCGCAGCAGGGATTCCGGCGCTTCCAGGTTGTTGCCGTTGCGCTGGTCGCCCAACACGGCCAAGAACTGCCGGTTCGCCGGGATGACCGCGCCGCGCGCCAGCATCGGGATCTGCGGAACTGGCAGCGGATTCACGCCCCACAAATTCTGGAACGGGGAAATGCCGAGGAAACTGGCGTTTCGGATCATATTCAGCATGAAATTGATCCTGTTGAACGGCACGGCGATGATCGTGTTCATGCCGCGGATAATTGCGTTGACGACCGTGCGGAAGGTGCTTTCGATGCCCTCCTTGATGCCTGACCAGATACGGCCGCCTGTCGAAAACACGTCCTTGACCTTCTGCCATGCGTCTCGGAATTTGCTCTGAAACCACTCCGGAACAGACTTGAAGGCGCTTTTGATTCCATCCCACGCAGCTACAGCGCCGAATGAGACCTTTTCCCACAGGCCGCTGAACCAGTCCTTTACGGCCGTCCATTTTTCGATGACCCAGTCCACTACCGCCGCGACACCTGCTTCCACGTTAGCAAGATGTTGCTCGAAAGCCGCATCGATACTGCTGATCGTTTTACTGATCCATTCCTTTATGGACGTCCATTTTGCGACGATCCACGCGACCACTGCAGCTATAGCGGCAATCAGCAGCGGTATCCACGCCCCTGTAATGATAGCAATAGCACCGCCAATAGTTAGCAACGCCACGGTAATAGCCGTAAGGTTCTTGCTGTTGAAGCCGTTTTTAATCACGTCACGAATTGCCACACCAAGAAGTACAAGCCCCGCGACGATTGCCGTGATTGCGCCGCCAAGCACGCCAAATGCCAGCCCCAGCCCAGTGACAGCCGCAGCAGCGCCGATGATGTACCCTGTCAGATTGTCGAAATTTATGCCGTTTTTAAGCATATCGACAACGTTGATGCCCATCAGGACAGCCCCCGCGACAGCAAGCGCCAGCTGCTTTGCCTTCGACAAATTCCCCAGGAACTTCTTTCCGATTTTCCACGCAGCGAATCCAGCGGCCACCGCCGCCACATACGGCGATAGCTCGCGGACAACGGCTGCAATCTTGCCAATTTTTCCGGTGTCGACCTGATCGGACAAATCAAATTTCGGCGCTATGCCAGACGAACCGCCTCCACCGCCGCCGGAACTATCGTTCGATTCCCAGCGGTTCATTTCATCTAGCCCGGAAAGCTGTTTTTTTGCCTTCTCGGCCGCGTCCCCTGCGGCCTCGGTTGCGGAAGCCTGATTATACAGCGCCTTTGCAGATGCATCCGCTTGTGAAGCCGTTTTGCCAAACAACGAGTTGATAAACACGGACACAACGGCAGTCAATTTGGCAAGCCACGCCAGAAGCGTTCGAATTGCCGGCAAAATATAGTTATAGATCGGTGCAAAAGCGGAAATCAGATTACCCTTGATCTGCGCCAAAGATGTTGACATTTGTTTGTCTGCGCCGATTGTGCTAAGCAGCATTTTGCGCATCGTACGCAGTGCTTTGGTTATCATGGTGAAAATGAAGACGCGCTTTGCTAAGCCAGCAATTCGTTTGGTGAATTTCTTGAATTGTTCTGACACATTCTGCGTCGTCAAAGCTGCAAGACGCTGCTTTCCCACGTATTCGCTTACGGCAGCACTGGCTTTTTCCTGCGCGATCTGGCTGCTTTCCAGATTAATCTGCGCCATTTTCAGCTGCTGCGTCGTTTTCTGGATTGCTTCACCGGTTTCCTGCGATACCGTCCCGGTGCTTCTGGTTTTCTTTTCGTTTTCGGCAACAGCCTGCAGTTCTTCCAGCTGCTGCCGCAGCGTGGCTACCTTCTGTGCGGCCTTGTCCACATTGTTCGCGGCCTTTTTCGCGTTGTTTTCCAGCTTCGCAAGGCCAGCGTCAAACTGGCCACTGTTTATCGTTGTATCAAATACCAGATCGCCGACAACATCAGCCATCGCGCACACCCCCTGTCATCAGCTGCCGGATGAATTCATCTTCGTCGTCGGTCAGATGCGCCGACTTGAAATCGATCAATTCCCGGTTTTCGTCGTAGTATTCGCGTTCCCACTTTTCCAGCTTCTTGTGCTTGCGCAGCTTCCGCCGGATGTCCAGGATCGTGGAAAACGTGCAGTCGCCGATCTCCATGTAATAGCCGATGAACGTCCACCAGTGCATGTACGGCAGTGCGCGCACGTCCCGCCCGGCCACGCGGTTGATCGGCGCGATGATCATCGGGAAATCCTGCTCCCAGTCCATCTGCTTCGGCTGCTGCTGCTGGTCGCCGCGATCCACACCACCATCCAAAAACCACAGCATGAATTTCACCGCGGCGGCCATGTCCGTGATCTGATCCCAGTCTGGGTAAAAGATCTTGACCGCCACTTCGGCGCGATCCTGATCCGTCAACTCCGGGTCATTCAGCGCGGCGCAGATGTCCAGAATCTCACGGAAGTCGCTGCGGATACGAAAACGCCGGCCGCCGATACATGCTGCCTTCGGCAGACCGGTATTCATGATCTGTGCTTCTTCCTGCGCTGACCGCCGCTGTATTTATCCAGGTATTTTGCCTGACGCTTCTGTGCGGCAGCGGACGCGGCGTCCATGTCGCGCCGAATCTGGCGCGATACAGCCTCAAGAAACGAAATGATCTGCAGGGAACCGGACGGCGTGAGCGAAACGCAGTAGGCTTTGCCGAACACTGTATCGCAGACAGGCGAAGGGAACGCCGCGTCCACCTGCTCGCGTGCGTAGGCGTCCAGTTTGCGGATCGTCGTGCGGGCGTCCGTATCGCTTTCCTGCGTGCCCATTTCGTCGGCTTTGGCCTTGATCGCCATCGCGGCCGCTTCCAGCCGGTCGATGATACCGATGTCGTTCGGGTCAAAATAGATCTTCCGGTTTGCGTCGCCGTTAATGGTGAAAGCTTTCAGACCGGTTTCAAATGAAATGTTATTGCTCACGCCGTCACCCCCTTATGCCGTCGCCTTCGTGAACGTGGCCACGCCGTCCGCAATGGCCGCCGTGCCGACCGTGCGCGTGCCGCCGTAGGTCACGTCAAACGGCATGTCCACCGTCTTGTCGCCGCCCAGCGACTTCACTTCGATTGCGCAGCCGCTATAGCGCTCGGCAAACATCGCCGTGTCCTTCGTGCCGGCATAGCAGTGCACGATCATCATATCCTGTTCGGCCAGTGCTGCGACATCCTGATCCTTGATTGCCAGCTGCCACAGCTTCGTCAGCGCGGTTTCGCCGGCGTCCAGATTGCACGGGTCAAAGGTCTGCGTGATGGTCGGCGCGGACATGGTTGTAAACGTGTTGCCCAGGATGTCCTGCGTGGTTTCTTTGTTCCAGTCATATTCCTGGCTGCTGTCTTCCACACGCTTGCCGATGATCGACCAAACCGGCGCGGAAGCCGTGCCGGTATTCAGGAAGGCCATCAGCAGTTTGCGGGCAATCGTCTGGCCCGCAGTTGTGTTAAAAGTCGTACTTTCAGGCATAATGCATCACCTTTCAAAATTATTGTCGTACCGCATCGACAGGGACACGGCCCAGTCTTCCACACCGTCGGCATAGCGCCCGGCCAGATATGCCGCCGACACCTGTACAAATGCAGTGATCGTCCGCCCATCGCCGAGGTCTGGCCACGCGGCAAGCGTGTGCTGCTGGCCGCCCGCCGTGATCGGCTGTTTTTCAAGCCAGCGCGCCAGCTTGTCCAGCCAGCCCTTGATGTGGATGCGGTCAGTTTCCGACTGCGGTACGGCGCGATATACCACCCGAAACGCATAGTTGCATTTCTGGTACACACCGCCCATGATGTCGGTCGTTTCGCTGATTACCGTCGCCGCAGCGGACGGATAGATCCCGACGCCGGACTTGTCGCCCAGCTCGCCGAACCGGATTTCCCGCGCGCCGATGGCCGGGAAGTCATTCAGCAAGCCGCTCAGAATCGTTGAAAAATCTTTTGTGTCAACCATTTGATTCCCCCAGGATGATCCGTTTGCAGCCATCCGCCCAGTCTTTTCCGTGTTCGTTTTGGGCCACTTCCGCCCAGTGCGGCACGCCGGTCGAAAACCGCAGATCGCGGTCGGTCACAACTTTCACAGCGCCCTTGCGCGCCCACGGCGAACCGGTTTCCGGGTCGACCATGACCTTACCCATATACAGATACCGCGCATATGGGCCGGGGAACACGACCTGCCGGCCGCTCTCGGTGACATATGAGCGCTGCTGCAGACTGCCGGTTTTCAACGGCATATACAGCTTGCTGTCCGCAAGCACCTGCTTCCCCAGCCATTCCTGCGCCTTCGCGAATCGTGGGCCGTATTTGGCGAACCGGAGGTTCACCTTGACGTGGCCCTTGACATAGCTGACGTTCTTATAGTGCTTGATGCCGCTCACGACGCCGTCACCTCGAAGTGCGCAATCAGCCGGAACCATGCGCAGGATGTGATGCGGTGGCACTCCGTGACTTTGCACAGCACATCGTATTCCGCCCAGTCGTGCTCGCCGCGGCAGAAATAATCGCCCGGCTGAAACGCAATCATGCCGCTGCGGTCATCCGCCGCCTGGTACACTTCCGGTGTCGCATAGGTCAGTGCGCCAATGGCCGCTTTCGGTACAAGCAGCAGCACATAGTGCCCCGGCACATCGCCGGTCGTGCCTGGCGTCATAGCGATTTTTGCTTCCATCTTGACGCCGGTCAGCACGTGCCGCGCCCACGTATCGGCCTGACCGCGCGCGCCGCGCACGCGCGAAAAAAGCGTGATCGTATCGCTATGCAACAGCATCAGCACGTCACCCCCGCATACAGCACAAGGACGCCATCCACGGCCACGCCTGAAAGCCAGCGCCGAAGCAGGTCAAACACCAGCGCATCCCGCGCCGCCGTGGTCTTCGCAGCGGTCGTGTAGCAGCTGTCGGCCGCCTTGTATGTGATCGATTCGCTGCCGGACGACACCGACGCCACAGGGCCGGCGGTTTTTACGCCGCCGACGTCTGCGGTTTCAGCCGCGCTGTCACGCGCCTGGTCAATGCGGTAAAGGCATTCGGCCAGTTCGCACGCGCAGTCCTGCAGCTTTTCGGCGTCGATCGTGGATTCCGGCAGCGTGCCGCCGAAGCGGTCAAACGTAAAGCGGTCGATTTCCCGCGACGCCGCTCGCAGATAGCGGGCAGCAGTCACTTCGTCGCGGAAAGGGGACAGATCGTCACCGTACCGCTTTACGTATGTGTCAAAATCCGCGTACACCGTGATTCACCTGCCGATCACGCGCTTGCGTAGGACTTCACGTGCACCTGCGCAGCGTCCAGAACACGCAGAGCGGCGTTTTCCTCGACCTGCGCCTTCGTACCGGCAAACAGCTCAGAATCGACCATGCGGACGATGCTGAAGTTATCGCCGACACCGAAGGCGTTCGGATCGTACATGATGAATTCCACCTTCGCGAGGTTCGCCGCCGTAACGCTGGCCTTCGTACCACCGTGCGGATAGTAGGCAAGATCAGCAGACGACGCGAAGCCGTTGACTTCGATCCAGGTAAAGCCCATGAAGCTGCCTACCTGGCCGCCGGCAGCGGCGGCGAGCAGCATTTCGTTGGACGTCGGGATATACTTCTCACCGGCAAACTCCAGCATCGTCGCGAAGAAGTCCGGGCTGCAAAGCACGATGGTGGGGTTGGCTTTTGCCTTGACCATGGCTTTGCGTTCGGCCAGTACCTGCGCCTTGAAGTTGGCCGCAGTGGTCTTCGTTGTGTTGGTGGACGCCGTGCCCTCGGAGATCAGGCAGGCAAGCGCGCACTGGTTCTTTGCCTCCGCAACTTCGCGGGTGGCAAGTGCCAGATGCTCCTCGGCGATCGGGAACGCCACAGCGGCCGCCTGCACGCCGTAGATCTTCTTCGACGCCTGCAGGTTGTTGTTGAAAACGGCCTGAACCAGCGTGTCAGCAGCAGCGGTGTCCGTGAAGTCACGGCCGGGCGTGCCGACAGACGCGGCGGTGGAGGTCAGCTTGTGCCAGTAGCAGCCGCCGGCGCCGTCGACCATCACGTCCTGATAGGTCACGCCGGGCACAAGCCAGGTCTTATAAAACAGGTTGGGAAGAACAGTTGCCTTGTACTGTTCATCGACATACATGGATCCATACTGGATAGACATAGATCATCATTTCCTTTCGTAGTCTTAGCCCCTGAAAAACGGGTTGTTTTTGTATTTCTGGGCTACGTATTCTTTTGCGCCCCCCGCCGGCGGCACCATGCCGCTGTGATCGGACGAAAAGCGCGCCTTGCTGGCGGGATCGGCCACAAGGATACCGGGGATCTCCTTGCCGTTCTGATCGGTGACAAGGCCGGTAAACAGGTCGTCGATCGACTTGCCGCGCGCATCGTCGGACCCCAGTGCTGTCACCAGCTTGTCCGTGATGCTTTCGCGCGTGATGTCGTTGACGAAATGCTTGCCCAACAGGAACGTGTCCACCGTACTGCGCAGCTTCACGGCAGCGGCGTCCTTCTTGCGGTTGTCCCGCTCGGTCTGCAGGTCATTGGTCAAGGTCGTGATCTGACCTTTCAGCGCTGCGACATCCACGCCGTCAAAGGCGGCAAGCTTGCCCTGCACGTCTTTCAGCGATGTGTCCAGCGCGTCGTGGCGTTCCTGCAATTTGGTGAATTCCGCCACGGTCTTGTAGTTCTCGGCGACGGCTTTGCGCAGATCCGCCGCCTTTCCTTCCGGAATCGTGATACCGAAGTCGGAAAGAATGGTCTCGATGTTCTTCATGCGTAATCCTCCTGAACGTGATTTTTAACAGCCCGTCGACTGTGTGGATTGAGCCGGATGAACCACCGGCGGGGTCGTGTGATATGGCAAAGGGGCAGCCGGTTTCCCGTCCGCCCCTGCGTATCCTGATTCGATTTTGGGTATAAGAAAACCACCTTGCCGATTGGTAAGATGGTTTTCGTGATTGTTATATAAAACAGTTTTCAGTATCATGTATATTCCGCCGGAACATCAACGTCAATCGCGTTGTCAATGATTTCAAATATATTTTGAGGATATGACGGGATGCAATAGTGGGCAACGGAATAGTCTTTCTTGTAAACAAGAAGCCCTCCACCACCGCATTCAACTGAACCGCATGCTGGGTGAAAACTAATTATATACAAATCGTTGGTTTCGCCAATTTTGCTGATTTTTGTTGCCTTGGATTTCGCACCATATGCTTGCTTTTGTTTTGCAACAGCAATCTCGCAGGCTTTATTCAAGTCATTCATAAGGGTTTCTGATCACCTCATCCCGGTATTGCTCTACTAACGGCAAATTATCGATTCGCAGCCACGTTGTTTTCCCTGTTGCAGCCCTGTAAAAATATTCCTCAACCAGCTTGCCGCTCTTCCCGTTTTGCGGATCAATAAACAGAACATTGCCGTCAATATTTTTTGCTGCAAATGCGTGCGCTTTTTCTCTATCATAGTCCCAAACAACAACGATTTCGGCTCTTGCACCGTTCCCGCTCGCTTTTAGGAACTCAATAATCTTTTCTTTACCAGTGCCAACCTTATCAGCCTGAACTCGTTTAGACATATCCGCGTCAAATGCATTAAAATTCCACACTGAAAATGGCGACATTTGAAAAGCGTCGCGCTCCCCCAATGGCTTACACGGTTGCGCAATTACATCAAAGCCTCTTTGCCGCAGTTCCCATGCAGGAACACACCGCTGGCAGTTATTCGTATATTCGTATGTTTGCTTGTTGTAGTTCGGATTCGCCTTTTGGGCATCTCTAACGGCGTCAGAGCTGCTGATTATTCTGCTGTATTCCGGATATTGCGCCGAAACTATTATACCACCATTCGCAGGTTTTTCAACCGCTTTAGTAGCCGGAGCAGGCGAAACCTGCACATCAGCAATTCTCTGTTGTGCCCGTGCTGCCGCGGACGCGGTTGATGCCGCCGAGTGATCCCAACCGGCAACGGCAAGCCGCTCGTGGTATGGTTTCAGGTCGTTGTCGGCGCAGAACTTCGTGTAGGCCGCGTTCTGATCCTGCAGGCGCTTGGCGGACTGCGCATATTTCTCCTGCAATTTTGCCTTGCCTGCCGTATCTTCGCAGCTTTTCACGGCCGTATGCAGCGCCGCACACTTGTGCTTCTGTGCACGGATACGGCGTTCCATCGCGCGCTGCGTCTGCGACAGCTCATACGCGCGTCGGTTGGCTTCGGTATCGATCGGCTTGTTATTGTTCCGGCTAACGCCAGGCAGGAACGGTGTGAAGGAATGGCGGCAGTTATAGCCGCACAGGCCCAGCGGATTTTCCGGGTAGCCGGTCGCATCCAGCAGGTTATCGAACTGCGCGTCCTTGCCAGCGATGCAGTACACCTTGCCCTGCCAGCCGGCATGATCGGCGATCGGGTCAGTATCGGATACACGCGCGCCCAGATGCTGCGACACCAGCACATGATTCCAGCCCATGTCTTTGCACTGCTGGATCGTCATGTTACCGGATGACTGCGCTACGCCCGTGCGGATGCAGCGCAGCACCGCCACTTCCAGCGTGTCCTTGTGACCGGACGGATAACGCACGATCGGCTGCACCTGCCCCAGCGCCTTCACGCCTTCTAGCATGGCGGCGGTGTAGGACTGCGCACCGGTACGTACCTTCCAATATGCAGCGTCACAGATGTCGATAAACGCCTGATTGGTCGCGCCGGCCGTTGTGCGCGTGATGTTTGAAATTTCGCCTACCGTGCGCTCATAGGCATCCGTGATGATCGCCATCATGCCGGACGAGAGGTCGGAAAACGTCACGGCGGCGGCTTCTGCATCCGCTTTTGCTGCCTGAATGCCGCTGTCCTTGAAGATCTTTGCGATTTCCTGCTGCGATTTGCCGGTGCTTTTGGCCAACGCCTTCTGGATTTCGTCCAGATTCCCGCTGGCCTGTTTCAGCACCCACGCCTGCCATTCATCCGTGCCGGTCAGCAGCTTTTCTTCGCCGCGGCCGAAGCGGATCATGAAGCGCTCGATCATGTCGCGGGCGATCCATTCTGTCAGGTCGTCCAGCAGCGGCAGCAGGGTTTCGCCGATCTCCTGGAACTGTTCCGGGGTGATCATTCGGTATCAGGGAACAGCCCCGGTTTCGCTGTGTTGGCTTCGGCATAGGCCGCTTTCGCGTCGTCTTCGCTGAAACCTTCAAAGCGCACCAGATACATCCACCACGGCAAAACGCCGAGCTGGCAAAGGCTTTTCGTATTCTGGCGATCTTCCTCGTAGCTATACGTGATGTCACCGAAGTTATACGCCACGGTATAGGTGCCATACGGCGCCAGATCGTAGATATCAGCATAGTCGTTCAGCGCCTGAATCAGGTCATCCACAGCATTCTGGATGCGGTCACGGATGTCCTTAATGCGCTGGATGGTGCGGCGGTCATCGGCTTCCACCTGTGTTGCGGTGGCAAGCCCCTGCTTTTCGTTATAGCTGAAATAGCCTTCTGAAAAGCCGCATTTCGTCGACAGGCTTTGCAGCAGCATGTTGATGCCGGTCTGGCGTTCGCCGGTTTTCAGCTTGCGGTCGATTTCCTGATAGAAGCTTTCGGCCGCCGAGCCGGCAACGTTTTGCACATAGCGCGGCAGCCGCACGGAAACATTTTTCCGGCCGGGCTCGCGCAGCAGACGGTCATCCACAAGGGCAATCGACCGGGAATCCTGAATTTCGTCCACCATAGCCGACCATGCGACGTCCAGCCCACGCAGTTCCGGCAGGGCGTTGGCGTAAATGGACATGCCGCACGCGCCGCCGTCGATGTTGTTGGCGTCTGGCATAGTGCACACGGCAAACAGTGGCGCGGTATCATCTAGCACGGCGTCCGGCAGGATACCCACCCAATCCGGCACTTCATCCAGATTCACACGGGATGCCGATGCTTTGCCCTTCGCCAGCCGGAACGCGCGGTTGGAAACCACATAATGCATCCCGTCGTAGCGGTGATATTCGGCCTTGACATAGTAATAATCCGGCGTTGCCTTCGTGTCGTACAGCACAACGCCCGTCACACGCTTGCGGTTATCCACAGCCGTGATCGTAAATTCCGGCGGCGTGTACAGACCGATGCTGTCCGGCGTCGGTTTCAGCAAGAACATGCCAGCAGCGCAGCCCACGTCCACCATGTCGCGCAGGAACGGGATCAGTTCCTCGTTCAGCCGCTCCTGCAGCCAGTCAGCGCGGGTCGATCCGGACAGTTCGACGCTGACGCCCATCGTCGCAAGGCGCGCAGCTTCGCCGGTCACGGCCTTTGCAAAATTGATGGTGCGGTCCTGATCGTTTACCCACGGCGGGGTGCCCATCCAGATCTGCATCCACAGGTCTTCCGCTTCGCGCATTTCCGGCGTTACCAGCGGCGCGATGCGGAATTCTTCGCGGATCTGCTTTTTTACGCTGTCCAGCGGGATATTGATTTTCACAGGCAGCCAACCTCCTTGAACACTTCGCACATTTTCGGAAACTGCGAAGCAATCCAGTCCACGTATGTTTCGTCATGGCCGTATTCCGGATGCGTAAAGTTTTCGGACAGCCCGCTTTCAAACAAAAATGCATGAATGATCTCATGACGCATAACTTTTTTCTGATAGACGCTAAAGTCTTTCAGGTCGCAGTCTTTGGCCTTTTTTGAAATAACAATGGTCTTTACCGTTTTGTCGCAGTAACCATCGCATTTTTCAAGCATTGCATCTTCGGCCGCCGTGGCTTCAATGATTTCATATTCCGTCCCCAAAATATTTACAGTCATGCACTTGCCCCCCTGCGCATCGTCAGCGGTTCCAGTGCGTACCGCGTGGCGTCGATGCTATGGTTATTCACGTCCGGGTATCCGGTGACGACGTTGCCGTCCCTGTCCCGCTCGTATTCGTATTCTGAGAATTCTTTCGCTGCATTCGGGCAGCGCACCGGGTCGATGATGATGCGCCGACGCTGCAGCCACTTCATACCGTGCTCGATCGACCCCGGGCCTTTAACGGCACCGGTGACGGGTAAGCCCATTTCGCGGTGATCGTTGACGCTTTTCGGTTCGGCCGAATCGGCCGTGATAGTGTAATCGTCATAGCCGTGTTCGATGATCCAGCGCGCTGTCTGTTCGTTCGATTCCTTGTTGGCATAGTGTTCCGCGAAGATATACACCGCCTCGCGGTCGCTGTCGTAGTAGCAGCGAATGAAGCAGTACGGATCGGGATACCAGCCCCAGTCCTCGCCCTGGAAGATGCGGTCAAAATGCGAAATCTCTTCATCTGTGATCTCCCGCAGCTCCAGATAGTCAAAGACGCTGCCGCCGTCACCGTTGGCCACGCCTTCATATTCGTGCTCATACGCCGCTGGGTTGACCTCTTTCAGGTGTTCCGCGTCTGCGATAAACTTCGCGCCCAGCCATTCCGGCGGCGCTTCCGTGTAGCTGGAATGATGGAAAACGCGCCCCGGATCCGGGACAAGCCGTTCCTTGTTGACCCAACTGGATTTGCTCTTCGGCGGGTTATACGACGAAAAGTCATAGGAGTCAGCGCCGCCACGCAGCACGGATTGGTTGATAGAACGTTCTTCTTCCGGCCCGCAAAGCTGGTCTTTTTCCTCCTTCCACAGGATGCCGATATAGCCGAACGGCGGCTTGATGGATTTCAGTTTCAATGGGTCGTCACAGCCGCGAAAATAAATCGTCTGGCCGGTTTCTTTCAGCACGATTTCCAGCGGCGACAGCTTGCAGTTGAACTCATCGTATAGCCCCAGTTCGTTGATCGCCCATTTCATCTGGGCATACACGCTGTCTTTCAGGGTGTTGCCCATCTTGCGGATGATACATGCGTGCATCGTCGGGTTGTTTTTCAGCAGCTCGACGATTTTCAGGGATATATACGACGATTTCAGGCCGCCGCGGCCGCCTTCAAAGACATACGTCATGTTCGGCTGAATGCGTCGGTTGATGTCCACAAACGCCCGGCCTAGTACGCGCGCCGGCAGCTCATAATGTGCGGATGCGCGCGCTGCCGCCTTTGTTTCCTGCTCTTCCTTGATGCGCAGCGACTTCTCAAGGTCGCCGGCTGCGCGTAGACGGTCAGCGATGGAGGTTTCGATGCCGAACTGGTCTTTTTCCTGCCCACGCATGATCGCCGTGCGCAGCTCCTGGATCTCTTTCAGGGATGCCGTGCGCTCGGATTCGATTTTTTCCTGCCGCCGCGCTATATAGATTTTTATGTCAGGTTTTGTCAGGTTTTCCGCTCCGATGGATTTGGCGGTTTTCGCCGAGTATCCCGCCCGGCGCGCCGCCTCGGTCGCATTGCCCAATTCGATGTAAAAATCCGCAAAAGCGCGCTGCTTTGGCGTGAGATTCATGGGATCACCCGCTATAGATTTTCGCCAGCGTTTTTACGACATCCGCCATGCTGCAAGTCTCCAGTACGCGCGTGCTGATATGCTTCCCGGTTTCATCGGTTTCTGCCTTTTCCAGCACGTATTTTGTTACCATCCGGCCAAGCCGCTCGGAGTAGTGCTGTAACTGATTGACTTTGTAATGCTCGCCGCGCTGGTTCAGCGCCGCCTGCAGTTTGTAGGTAAGTTGTTTCAGATTCATAACCGCACCAGAATGCACAAAGCACCGAACCCGAAACCGGGCCGGTGCTTTGCTTTGTTGAGAGACATTAGAAAACCGGAGTTGACAGAGACAAGAGAAAAAGCCATGCGTACATTCTGCAAAAGGATCAAAGGAAGAGAGGTATATCACAAAGTGACTTGCGGGACCGGTCTCTCTCGCAATCCCGCGATATCACTTTAACACAGATTTTCGAAAAAATCGTCTCACTTTTTTCTCATCTTTTCGTCAGCTCTCCGTGAGGCCATACATGATAATCGTGAAATTCCGCAGCGCGCTGTCTTTCCAACGGTATGCTGTTGGCTTCTCGATGGCCAATTCCCGGCACAGCCGCTCGACGCCGCCTATGCACGGTGCGATGTAAAAGCGCTGCAGCACACACCTGTCCCGCTCAGAGAGCTGATTCAAGGCACGATCCACGCGGCGCACCCGGTTCTCGGTCAAGCGCTGCGCCTCTTCCAGCCGCTCACGTTTCAGGATGTTGTTGACGAGCGCATCGTCCCTGCCGTTTGAGCCACCGGCGACCGGACTGCCGTCCGCCGATGCGCTACGGATACTCGTGATCTCCGTTGCCAAGTCAGCGATCTGATCTCTGATGTTTTCAATTGCCGCCTTTCGGTTCGTGTAGTTTCGCAGCTCATCAGCCGCCTCCCGTTTCCAGTCCAACATCCTCACCTCCTTTGTCAGTCATCCCAAGCAACCCATCTTGTCGACATAAGTGCCCGCCACAGCGCATCTGCGTTTTTCAGCGACTGCGCGATGAACGTCTCGCTGTCCAAATCATAACGCACCACCTTGCCGGCTTCATCCGTCAGCAGCACTTCATTTGCCGCAACAACGGCCTGCACATCATCGGGAAGGCCGATAATCATTTTCTCCCGCGTTTGCCACAGCGCTGTGCTTCCATACATCAGCGGTGTGGCTTTTGCCTCCTGGATAGTGGGCACCGCCAGCGCTTCACCCATGCGCTGGAGCGCTGCGTCCAGCAGCACAGCCTGTTCGATCCGCCCGCTTTCCTGAACGCTCACCGCTTCTTCTTCCGGTATCCGGCCGAGCATGCGCACTACTTCCGCCAGCAACTCCCGGCCGTTAGTTCGCTGCAGCATATCAACCTGTGCGCCGTATGCCCATTCGCGGCCAACCATGCCAATAACGCCGCCGGTCTCGTAGATCAACAGCTGATATCCCTTCGCTTCTTTCGCAGCCAACCGCGCCACGCCTTTGTAATTCATCATTTCACACTGCCTCGCTCCCCGGGACGATGCGATCCCAGCAGTCCGCGCACAACACAGCATTCACTGATCTATGCGGGCACTCTTTGTTCATCGGCTCAAAGCCATAGTCTTGCGGGCATCCACAACAACCTCCGGCAAATGCTTCGTCCACCAAAGCAGGATACTCAACAGCCAGCAGCTCGCGGAATGTGCGGCCGTGCGACTTCCTTACAAGCATATCTACCCGAAAATCGTCCCAATTCGCCGTCGGCACGCCGACATAGTCACACCACGCGCGTTCCAGCTTCGCGCCGGCGGATTCCACCCAGTCCGGAAGGAACACAACGTAGTCCACCGCCTCCATCTCAGCGAAGCAGATGCGCATATAGTCCAGCTTGGTCAGCCCCTCCGGCGCTGTGGCCGGATTGATGACCGTCGCGCCCAACCGCTCAAGTTGTGCAGCCGCTCGGGCGAATTTCCCCTTATAGTCCGGATCCCCGGCGATTTTCCCTGATATGTAGATTTTCATGGTTGTCCTCCTTTCACGATTCGATTCGTCCCTTAAAAGCATCGACCAGCTTCTCCGCAGCCGCTCGCAGCTTTGTCTGGTTCTCGCCGCTGGCCTTTGCGATCAAAGCCAGCATGTCGTTCAGATTCCCCTGCACGGTGTCAAACACGATCTTGAACTGCGCCACCGTCACGTCGCTCATTTCGAGCCTCCGGCGCGCCTCCTGCAGCTCCAGCTTCAGACCGTCGCGCTCCTTGGCCACGTCCGCCGCGGCGGTCTCCAGCTTGTCCTCGGCGGCCTTGGCCGTGGCCTCCGCCTGCTCGCGCGCCTTTTCCGCCTTCTGCAGCTTCTTTTCCAGCCGCTCAAGCTCTTTCTTCGCCGCCGCCTTTTCTTCCTCGCGCGCCTTGGCCACAGCGCCCTCGTCCACCTGCACGGCCACCTCGACCGGCCGACTCTCCAGCGTTCGGATGTTCTCCTGCAGCGCCCGGATCTGTGCCTGTGTTTCCTCCAGCTCCCGTCGGCGCGCCTCGGCCTCCTGCGTCGCCGTCTCGGCGTCCTTTTTCAGCCGCTCCGCCGCGCCCATCTGCTCGGCCAGCTTTTGCTCGTACAGATCCCGCTCGTCCTCGGCCGCCTTCTTTGCCTGGATCAGCTCGTCCAGCTCCCGCGCCGACATGTGCTCCACATCGTGCTCCTCGGCAAAGCTCTCCCGCTCGTTTTCCGGCAGTGCGAGCAGCCGCAAAGCATTGGAAATGCTCAAATTATTCAACGTTGGGTAATTTGATTCCGCCCCAAAAAGGGTCTGCTGCTGCGCTCCATATTCGCGGTACAGCGTCATAAAGCGCGATGCCGTGCTCTGGCTGAACTCCGTCTGCGCCTTCAGGTACGGCAGCCACTCCCCGTGGCCGATCATCTCCTTCACCTCGCACAGCCGCCGTCCGATCTCGATGCCGAACCACAGCGTCATCTGCTTTGCCTGAGCCGTCAGGCCGCGGATCTCTGCGCCCACGGTCTCCGGCGTTCTCGTCAGTTCATTCATGCCGTTTTCTCCTTTGCTTCCAGTATTGGCTGCTTCTGCTTGTTGCGACGGCTGCCTGCGTGCACCCAGCCGAGCCACGCATCCAGGAACCATGCGTACCGCTCCTCCGGGTCCTGCGCATGGTTATAGCCCTCGTTCTTGTATCCGTGGATCTGGCGGATCGTGTCCTTCCCCGTCAGCTCGATGGTCATCCACGGTCGCTCCGGTCGCTTCTCGTGCCGCAGGAACAGGATCGTCGTCTTCCCGTTCATGTGCCGCGCAGCGTAGCCGCCCACGCAGTGGTGCAGCGTCTTGCCCTCGCGCACGATCTCGCTGCCACTCTTCGGTACCACGATGCGCAAGCCGCTCATGGCAAACTCGTACTTCCGGCGCAGCTTCTTATACCGCTTCGCATAGGCCGCAGTGGCGGCCTGGTCTTTCCGGATCTCCAGCAGCTCAGCCGCCGCGTCGTGCCGCTCCCGCAGATCTTTCGGCATGGCCACCGTCGCCTCCGTCAGGTCATAGCCCAGCTCGCGCGCCATGCGCAGATAGTCCACCCACAGCTGCACGCCCGTCTTGCTCCCGGCGTATCGCGCCGCCTTCTCCAGCTTCACGCCGGCCATCTCCGCGCACTCCTTGCACGCTTCCACCATCCGTCCCCCGCCGAGTTGCCGGCAGAGATGGATGTACACGTCCGGTGTCAGCTCCGGCGCGGTCTCTCTCCAGCTTCTCAGCGTCTCAAAGTCTCCACCAGACTGCAGCCATGCGCGCGCCTCCTGCTTGCTCATTCGCATAAAGTCTGCCGGATTTTGCGCGCCCCAGTTCAGGATCCGCGCGTTTTTCACGTCGCTCACTACAAGCTGTGTCACCGCGTCCCCGAGGCCGAGCTTCACGGCCATTTCGATCTGTGGCCACATCGCGTAGGCCGCGAGATACGTCACAGCCCATTTCACCGGCTCTTCTTCCCAACTTTGCGCGATCTCGTAGCGCATCCAGTCCTCGATCTGGCAGTAGCGCCATGCCTTCGTCTCGCTCAGCGCATCCGTGCCGATCACGGTATAGTCGCCCTGATAGCACGCCCAGCCCATCATGTTCGGCGAAAACGGCTCTGATACCGTCGCCTTCGCCTTCCAGTACGGCCGCGCCCATTCGAATCCGTTCCATTCTCGCGTCCATTCCCACATCTGCACCGTCCCCGGCGCGAGATAGTAGGCTTTCTGCCCCCAGCAGTTCATGTCGTAGTAGATGCCGTCATAGATCAGGCCCTTCGTGTAGCTGATCTCGATCTGCATCGCCTCGACCAGCAGCGCGTCACCGTCCCGGCGCAAGAATGCCACGTGCTCGCTCTCCCGCAGGGAACGCATCTGCTCGCCGTATTTGCCGATGGCGTTCCACACGGCCACCTGCCCGCAAAACGGGCAGTTTCCCTCGCTGCCGTGCTTCGGCCCGCGTTTGCCGATGATCCCATGTTGGCGGCAGCACGTTGCCCATGCCTCGCGTTCGTTGCCATAGGTCTCGAAAAACACGTGCGGCGTGAACAGATCGTGCACTGCGTCCTCTTCCTCCTGCGTTGGGTAGTGCCAGAATTTCCCCAGGATCTCCTCGTGCCGTTCCGGCAGCAGGTTGCACTTTAAGTACCGCATGGCTCACACCCCGAAGAAGTCGTCCAGCTTCAGCAGCAGTCCCTCCGGCTTCGCGTCATCGCTGCACAGGCGCACGCGCATCGTCGTTTCGATCTCCGCGCCCGGGAAGTAGAACTGCACCGCCTTGCGGTACGCCTCGATGTCCGATATGCTCCCGCCCACGCCTTTGGCCACAGCCTTCATGCACTCCGGGAAGCTCCCGCCCTGCGCCACGGCCTGTGCAAACTCGCCGTCCTCTTCGCAGAACTTCTCCAGCGCCTCGCGCACGGCCGGCGCCATGGCGCGCTCCTTGTTTCCGCTCAGTCCCTTGTCATCGTGCAGCCGCTCGATGGCTTTCTCGTAAAATTCGTTCATAGTTATACCTCTCTTTCGCTATCGCTCTTATCCTGCGTCGCCAAGAAACAGGATCACGCCCCGGCGCATCTGCACCCGGTACGGCTCCAGCTCCACGGCCGTCATGTACTTGTGGCCGAAATGCTGCCGCATCCTCCACCACACTTCCCACGGCACGCGATAGACCGCGCGGCCGCGCAGGCACACCAGCACGAAGACCAGCGCGCCCTTCTGGGCGTGCGACTGCATGGCGTGCGCCTGCTCTTCCGTCACCGCGCTCTGCAGGATGCGGTCTTTGTCCGTGGCCTTGGCCTCGAACACGACGCTGCGGCCGCCGTCGATCGTGCCCTGAAAATCCGGCTGCGCCTGCTTGGTGAAAACCGCCTCGAACGACCAGCAGCCGCTCGGATTCTGATGCCGCCCGGAAATGACCTTGATCGGCTCGGGTGTTTTGTCGATCTCCGCGTGACAGATCGACCGGTAATATTCGCACGCGGTAAGGATCTGCGCCTCGAAGCTCTCGCCGAGCGCGTGGCTGATGCTCCCCTGCGCCTGGCGCGCTGGGCTCTTGGTCTCCTCGGCGTGGAAAAACTGCAGCGCCTTTTCATACGCTGCGGGATCCAGCTTGCGCGCCGCCTGTTTCTGATAGCGCGGCGGCAGGCTGTCCATGCTGATACTCATTGTGGATGCTCCTTTCTATGCGGTGTCTTTGATCTCGTAATACTCCTGCCACGGCCAGCCGCTCAGTTCGTGCCAGCCGCTCTTATACTCCGACCCATCGTCAAAGCGATAGAGATGCATCCCCCGTCTGGCCTTCGGCTCTTTTCTCCACGTCTCGGCCTTGGTCACCTGATAGCGGATCTCCGGCTTGGCCATGCCGGCGCTGCAGGTATACCGCCGGCGGCGGATGCCCTGCTCGCGGCAGCGGCGCATGGTGGAGCGTGATTCCTTGATGAGGTAGGACGCGAGCTTTGCGTGGTTCTTGCGATTGTCAAGCATCTGGAAGCTGATAGACCCCGCGCCATTGGTCACCTTTGTCCAGGCTGCGGCGATGATCTGCGCGTCAAAGCGCGGCAGGAGGATGTGATGATGCACGTTCGTCATGTGCTTGGTTTCGAGCACGGCGATGTATTTCAGGCGCTTGCCCGCTTTGGCGTACGCCTTGCGCAGCTCGCGGAGGAACGCCGCCCTGTCCCGCTCGGCCTGTTCCAGCGTGACATGCTTGCACCAGTAGTGCAGCACCAGGTGGAAGTCACCGTAATGGTAGTTACAGTTGATGAGCCAGCGCAGGTGCTCCTCGGCCACGCGCTCGTTGATGCGCTCCTGACACTTGGAGGTCTCCTTCTCGGATGATCGCTTGCGCGGCTTGACTTCCTTGCTGTGCACACGGGATGAATACATCTTGCGGTGCTCGACCGTTTCCCCGCACACGACGGTGCGATGTACATACGGCATGATTGCCTCCCTGTCTGTCTCCGGTCGAGTTAGTAATTGGTCTTACCGAAGCTGAAAACGCCTTGCGGCGTCAGCGTTTTTCGGCTTGCAGGGCAGGCAACTGTGTGCTATAATATATATAGTGTAGCGCGCCCTGCGCTATTGGGTGTTTCACCGCCTGCGGGTTTGACGATCTTCGCAGGCGGTGTCTTTTTATGTCTCCGGCGGCGCCCACATGACGCGCGCCCCGTGGACGACTTCCTGCCATGGGACGCCCCACAGCTCCGCCGCGCACTGGATCGCCGCGAACGGCGATGCGCACGGCACGACCACGGCCTTGCGCCCCGGGAGCGCCACCCGCGCGCGGCCATGCGCTGCCCAGCGGTCATTCCGGCGGCGCATGGCCAGCTCTGCCGGTGACATGTATACGACCTCCGGACGTCTCATGCGACGCCGAGGGCTGTGAAGATCACATGCATGACCCAGCCAAGCAGGCACCCCACGGCCAAAAACATCACAGCCATGATGGCGTCCTCTGTCGCGCCGACGATCAAGCGGCGCACCTTCGCCTTGGCGCGCGGATCTCCGAACACCTTCATTCGTCGTCGCTCCCCTCTGCCGTTCGGTACAGCATCTGCATGTTGTTCGCGCAGATAGCGCACATCGGCACGTCGTGGATATGCCGGACTCCGTCCACACTCCCGCAAAACGCGCAACCAGGCACGTACTTGCGCAGGATGATGTTGTCCGCGTCTATATAGATCTCCATGGGATCTCCCGTCCGGATGCCCATCGTCTGGCGCAGCTCCTTCGGCAGCACGATGCGGCCGAGGTCATCGACCCTTCTGATGATTCCTGTTGCTTTCATTGGTTTCTCCTTTCTCTTGGCCTATTATCTGGCCAGCATCTGGGCGAGCGCCACGGCGCTGATGCCCTCTTTCCCACTGACGTTGTACCGCTCGCGGCACACCCGTCGGCTTTGCCCTGTATAATTGCTGACGTCTGTCACCGTCAGCACCCGGCGGCCGCCGGTGAACTTCAAGATTTCCTCCAGCTCAAGCCGGAAGGTTTCTTTTTCTCGCGGCATATGTACCTCTCTCCTTTCCTTGCCTGCACCTCCTCGGATGTGATAGAATCACAGCAAAGGAGGGATTTGTATGAATCACGAACTGACAAGAGACGCTAAAAAGGCTCTCGCCACGATCTACAAAGCCTATAAATCGAGGCGCGCAAACGGAGAAGCAAAATCCTCCGCGGTTTATTTCGATACCGAATCGCACGATGCAGCCGCCATCGATGCGGCCGTCTCCGACAGCTTGGCAGAGCTGTCAAACGCGAAATACATAAAGACAGACATCTGCGGCGGTTACACGCTTACTGATTCCGGCATCATATTCATGGAGAATTTGTCCGTCGACACCATAAAGGAATGGCTATCATTCTCCGCCCAGTTCATCCCCTGACAATCCGGCGCAAAAGCGCTCGAAGTCCGCTTCATTTCCGGCGCGGAACCGCTCCACATCAATGCCGGTAATGCTCAGCTCCGCTACACCTTCCTTCACGTCGAGGCGGATGCCGTCAACGCCGACGCCGATCATAACGCCGTCGAGCAATACCGCGCTCTGCCTTCCGTTGCTCGCGATCATCATTTTCGCCGCTTGGTACATGTCCTCACCTCCAATCGAATGGATTGCACGCGCCTTACGACGCGCGCTTGCTGTGCTCTAGCGCCATCGCCAGCCCCTCTGTAAAGGCGCAAAGCTGCGCCTTCTGCATCTCGTCCATGCTCTGCATGACCGTCTCCAGCCGCTCGATGGTTTTCCGTTCGTTCTTTGTAAGCATTTTGTTCACCTCCTCGCACTTTGTGAGTTCGCAGCTTCTCGCTGCGAGTTTATAATATCGCTCCGCGAGCATTTTGTCAATAGTTTTGCATCAAAAATATTGACAGCGCGACATTATTGCGGTATTATACTCGCGCAGGGAGGTAACAATATGCATAATAGAATTCGTGAAGTCCGAAAGGCGCTGCATATGACGCAGGCAGACTTTGGCGCGAAGATTGGCGTTCGCGGAAACACAGTCACAGGATACGAAAACGGTCAGCGCGTGCCGTCTGATGCCGTAATCGTCTCCATCTGCCGCGAGTTCCATGTTGACGAACATTGGCTGCGTACCGGTGACGGCGAGATGTTTACGGC